GATCATTAGAAAATCATCTAATTCCTGAGTTGCAACAACAATTCATAGAAAACATCAAGACCAACAACGATATTGATTTCCTTGATATGGATAGTTGGGGTTACTGAGTCCGATAAATTGGCAGTGGAAATCCGCATTCCGCAGTATTACCTGGGGATACATAATGCAAGAAGGCTTGAGTAATAGAATTTTGCTTTACAACTGGCCTGTAATGCCATCTTCCATCAAAATCTTTTGCTCCGCCGAATATGATGGCATCGCCTTCCTCCATTTTAACTTCTATTGAATTTGTTCCCTCTTCATCATCACAGAAACCTAATGCGGTCGTCCCTTCTCCATCCTTATGAATCAAAATCGTTGCTGAAAATTCGCATTCGGGTCTATCTCTATGGATCTTCAATAAAGAATCTTTATGATACTGTCTTAGGAAAATATAAGACGGAATCAGTTCTGTCTCGAATATAGATTCTATAGTATTCTTATACGCAAGCAACATACTGTCTGCAAAGATATTTGGTTCGATAAATTCTACTTGGCCTTTTAAGTAGCCAGGATTGATTTCCAGTGTCCTTATATTTGAAGACACCGACAGATCTAAAAATGCTTTAGCTAATTCGAGAGCGTCTGGCGATAAAAAATTCTTGATTAGAACATATCCATGTTTTTTAAGATGTTTTCTAGCGTTTTTCATTATATGCCTTTCATCCACTTTGTTCCGTGTTTCGAACTGTACTTTGTTTCAGGATCGTATGATGCAAAATCTTCGTAGCGAGGATCTCCAGGTTCTGCTCTCTTTCCAATACTATACTCGCCAATATGGTTGACGATGTTATGACCTTCTTCGGTTTTAAGCTTACAAGTCTGCATGCCAAGTTGCTGCAATGATTTCGCGACAACATACTCGCTTAAGTTCTTCTCTCCTACTGATTCGGCATGAGGAAGATCTACTATCGCCCGAGGAAAAACACTCGCCAAACTCCAAAAATATGCCGCAGAAAGTTCTCCTCGATACTTTCCAAGTGTAATGTCTGTTTCATAAGCCTGAGTTTCCTCTTCAAAGTCATACCATTTCTGTCGAGTTAAACATACTTGAGAAACGTTTTTATAATCATGCAAGATCTGAGTCATATCGAGCATCTTAATTGGGACGTTAAACGTTACGTCATCTTCTGACAGATATACGTAATCATAATCTCGTTCTCTCAAGATTTCGAAGGTTCGATTCCATACATATGGCAAACCCATATTCTGTTGATGTAAGATGATCTCAGTAAAACCAAAATTCTTCGCCAATTCAAACATCGTACCGTCATGCCGACCTTTTGGCATATCATCAATAAAAATGCCTTCGACTTCACATCCACTAAAGTCTAACATATCTCTTTGGGATTTTAGAGTAGGAATCAAATACTCGAGTCGATTTGTCGACCATATTATCTTACAAACTTTCATCACGCTTGCTCCGTATCAAAGAAAAATGTTTGAAAAAGACGACCATCGTACAAATCTTTACCAAAGTAATCGAGACTCGCGTGAAAAAGATCTCCGCTATAAAGAATGAGTCGATTGTATTTGTTACCTACAATGTCGATTCGATCCCACTTGGTATAGTCGTATGCCTCATGTTCGTTCGTTGGAGCCCGATATTCGCCTGTTTCTTTATGTCGATACATGGCAGTGCCAGCGGTATGTGGAGCATCTGGTGTTAAATAGCATACACCAGCCCATGTACTCGTATGATCGCAATGAATCCACGTTCTATCTGAAGCGGTAGCATATTGAAAGGCGCCAGTATAACCCGAATCTTCGTGCCAATTAGAAATCTTTCCGACTGGATTCATCCAATGTTGAATGCAATCTTTGACATCTTGTGTCAAGAAAGAAGGTGTTCGTTTTCCTGGATAGTTGCCTGTGACACTAAATTCTTGCGTCAGAGCGAAAGCTCGCACGGCGTCTGGATTGATATAGAAGTTATCAATAATCATCAAGTCTAAATTCATAATATTTCAATTCCTCATCGTGTACTGGCTGTATTTATAATGCTTATAAATAACTAAAGGATAAATATAGTAAAAGAGGTATTCGATGGCAACTCCTACTACAAAAGCGACATTTAAAGAGTATTGCCTTCGGAAGCTCGGCAAACCAGTTATTGAGATTAACGTTGACGATGATCAAGTCGATGATCGCGTCGACGAAGCGATTCGTTACTGGTATGACTATCACTTCGATGGCTCAGAAAGAATATACTATAAGCACGCAATTACAGAGACTGACGTAGCAAATAAGTATATTACTCTTCCTGAAAATATTATTGGAGCAGTCAGCATCTTCTCGATGGGAGATCCTTCTATTCGCTCTGATGATCTTTTTAATATTCGTTATCAAATAGCTCTGAATGATATTTATACGCTGACAAACGTATCTCTCGTTCCATATTACATGGTCATGGAGCATCTTGCTCTCATGACAGAGCTTCTTGTTGGTAAACAACCAATTCGATATTCGAGACACAAAGATCGTCTTCATATTGATATGGACTGGAATACTGTTGCTATCGGAGAATTCTTGCTCGTAGAAGCCTATGAAGTTATCGATCCAGAAACTTATACGGATGCATACAACGATCGTTGGTTGCAAAACTATGCTACGACTCTCATTAAAGAACAGTGGGGTTCGAATCTTACAAAGTTTACCGGTATGACTTTGCCCGGTGGAGTGCAGTTTAACGGAGAGAAAATCTACGATGATGCTGTTGCCGAAAGAAGAAAACTTGAAGAAGAGATGATCTCTGGCTATTCCTTGCCGGTTCTCGATATGATAGGTTAACCCTATGACAACCAATTTCTATTTCAACAATTTTACAAATAGTCAAGAGCAGATCTTAATCGAGGATCTGGTTCTCGAGTCTATTCAAATATATGGTCACGATGTATTCTATTGCCCACGTACACTCATAGCTAAAGATGAAGTCTACGAAGAAGATTCATTATCACAGTACAACAGTAATTATTTAATTGACATGTATATTCGTAGCTATGAGAGTTATGAAGGTGACGGGCAATTCTTATCGAAGTTTGGTCTCGAGATTCGAGATCAGGTTACATTTACTGTCTCTGTTCGTAACTTTATGAATGAGATTGGATCAGTAGAAATGATCGATCGTCCTCAAGAAGGCGATTTGATCTATCTTGCCATGGCTGATCGTTTGATGTATGTCAAGTATGTGAATAAAACTCCTGTCTTTTATCAGATGGGCGCTATTCAGATGTATGATCTCGTTTGCGAGATGTTTGAGTATGGAAGCGAGCAGTTAAATACTGGTATTGAAGCCATTGATAGCATTGAGAAATTAAGCAGTCTTAGCCTCGACGCCTTTGGAATCTTGACGAATGACAATTTACTTCTGATTACTCAAGAAGGAAATCCAATCATACAAGGCAGCTATGATTTTGGTACTCAAGCCGGAGATGCATTCGAAGATAATGTCGAGTTTGAAACAGACGGGGACACTATCCTTGACTGGACGCAAATAGATCCGTTTAGTGAAGGACAAGTATAATGTTTGGAAGAACATGGAATCATGATAGTTTAAGAAAATACATCATTGTATTTGGAACTGTCTTTAACGACATCTATATCAATCGACTCAGCACGACTGGAGAAGTCCTTCAGACTCTCAAAGTTCCTTTGACTTACGGACCAAAAGATAAAATACTTGCGAGACTCGATCAAAGCCCGAGACTCGATAATCAAGTAGGTATCATTCTTCCTCGCATTTCTTTTGAAATGACGACTATGGAATATGATCCTACTCGCAAGTTAAATACTTTGAATAAGCTAACTAAGCAATCTGCGACTGCTGGAACTGATGACGAAGTCAAGTATCAGTATCAACCTGTTCCGTATGATATGCAGTTTGAGATGAATATCTTAGTCAAGAACGCCGAAGATGGAACACGAATTGTAGAACAAATCGTTCCTTACTTTACACCCGCTTTTACTGTGAGTGTGAATGTTGTACCAGAAGTCGATAGTGCTCGCGATATTCCTATTATTCTAAATAGCATCTCTTCTCAAGATCAATATGAAGGTAGCTTCGAACAAAGAAGAGCTTTAATATGGACACTCAACTTTACATTGAAAGGTTG